GCGAATGAAGGTTTGACTTGGCGCCCAGAGAGAGGGCTGTATGCACTCACGGAAGCTGGCATGACTCTCTACAGGAAGCTTGCAGCGCAGCCTCGTCCTCGTAAAAGCGTTCGCTCTCTTCGCCCGTAGCCCCATGACCGTACGCTCTGAGCCTTCCCGCACCTTGCTTCGCTTTGAAGCCATTTGGTCAGTCACCATTGCCAAGAAGCGCACGCACAACCAGTTAGTCCGCAAGCTCAAGGCTTTGCTCCAGCCTTCCGTGAAGGGCAGCTACGCTCCTACACTCACGGGCAAGACTGGCCATGCTGCCACAGTCCTACACACTTCCATGGAAGAGCTAGACCTTGATGGCTCCTGGCCGGATTGGTGACTGCTGGCGCAGTCAAGGGAATGCTGTCGTGCTGAGTCTCAAAGCGACAGTTGAGACTGATTGACGAGGGCAGGCAGAGGCTTATGCTAGGCAGGTTCCTCAAGGCTCAACCATGCCTTACACACTTCGCAACCTTGGCTACGAAACCGTACCCAGCGACAAACACTCCTATTCCACTCGCGTCACCATTGGCGACTCAGGTGATGATTTCATTATGCTGCGAGCCGAAGAAATTGACACCGAACTTCCCATTGAGATTGACGAATGGCCTTTAATTGTTCAAGCAGTGGAGAGGCTGCTTGCAAATAGAGCGTTAAAGAAGGAGGCTTTCAAGCCTGCAGTGACTGAAAAGTTCTTGAACAAAATTGCGTTTAACAAGGCCGCCACAGTGGAAGCTCTTAACGGCGACTGCTACCAACTTATGGGAGCATTTGCCTGGAGTGAAACCGATCAAGGAGTTGATTACTGGAAAAAGCGCAGCAATGGAACCACTGATCTTTCACCGTCCGACAGTGATCTCCTGCTGGGCTGGGTGGATGCCGCTGACTACTACGAGAAGAATAATGACTGATCATCCTGTGAAAATGCAAGCAGAGCTGATAAAGGAATTGAACGGACTGCCTCCAATGTGCGCGATAGAAACGGCATTCCAAGCTGGCGCAGATCAGGAGCTGGAGGCGTGCTGTGAGTGGATTGAATCTGAACTCCGAGGACAACTTCGCCCCGCCCACCGAATCGCCATTGATCTCCGCGCCGCCCGCCGCCCCAAGCCGCCGACGCTGGCGGAACAGGCGCTGGCAACACTGCCCGAAGACGCCGGTAAATACGACTTCACAGCCATAACTACACCGCAGCTCTCTGTTATCCGCGCCGCCCTCAACCGTCTCGCTGAACTGGAGGCCCAGTAATGACTGATCACCCTTTCCATCAAACACGCTTAATTGGCCTTGCCATGGAAAATGCCACGTTGCCAGAGTTCAAGCAGCTAGTAGATAGGTTTGAGGCTTTTGAGCTATGCGCAACCAAGCGTGCCGCCGCAGCCTTTGGCTATCTTCTTGCAAAAGAAGAAGCCGAAGAAAAGGAACCTTGGGAACAGCCTCCCACCATCTACGATGACGTATGCACTGTGCTTGAAGGCTACTCCGAAGGCGTGCATGATCTTGAGCACTCTGCCGACAAGCTTTTTGGAGCGGTTTATCAATGGCTGGAGAAAGTACCTGGCATTGGCCATGAAGCCCTCAGTGACGCATTCTCCAGTTATCTTCCGCCAACGGACGCTTGACAAGGCAACAAGCCTGCTCTATCCTTGCCTTGCCTCATTCCCCATCGCTCTTTTCTCATGACTTCCGCTGAACTGCCTTCCATCTCTGTTAATGGCGTGGAATACGTCAGGGCCGATTCTATTCCTGCAGCCAAACCCAATGGCAACCGCGCTGTAATTGTTGTTGATCGTGGTTGGATTTTTGCTGGTGACATCACCCGTGAGAATGGCCGCATCAGGATCAGTCGTGCTGTATGGGTGTTTCGTTGGGAAAGCTGCGGCTTTGCCAAGGTCATTGAAAACCCCAGCAACGCCGACATTCGCCCAATGGCGGATGTGGACATGCCCGAAGGCGCAGAGATTTTTTGCGTGCCGGTAAGCGACAACTGGGGGCTGTGATGACCGCTATATTTCGTCCCGTAGGCGACGGCTCCGGCTCCGGCTCCGGCTCCGGCTCCGGCTCCGGCTCCGGCTACGTCTACGGCTCCGGCTCCGGCTCCGGCTCCGGCTCCGGCTCCGGCTACGGCTCCGGCTCCGGCTACGGCTCCGGCTCCGGCTACGTCTACGGCTCCGGCTACGGCGGCACTTGCTCTCCCCATCGTCTTAGACGCAAATAGTTCATTCTGAACACCACGCTTTTCCCATTGCCCCTAGCCTTAACTGACTAGGGGCTTCTTTTATGGGCATGTTTGATGACCTTCCCGCGCCATTCATGGTGTCTGCGATCAAGGTGTGGCCTTGCGCCAGTCGGCCTGGTTTTCAATGGTTCATTGCCTGGGAAGGACGCCCGTACTACTTCCGCAGTCGCAACGATGCCATCCTGTTTGCGAAAGACCGCTGCTCTGTCGAAGATCATGAAGGCTTATGCGATTAAGCCGTTAAGAAGCCCTGTCCTGCGCTAGTCTGCCTCTGTTGATTCTCGCCCGCTTGCGCGGGCTTTTTCGTCTATGGCGCTAAAGGACAAGGCACGTTGCGACAAGATTGCCCGCACTGGACGAGTGGAAAGCTGGATGGAAGACCCTGAGGGGCGCTTGCCGGTTAGCTGTGCAGTAATTGTCGTTGAAGATTCAATGGAAGGCCGTGATGGCATTGAAGCATCTTGGCGATTCACTTCCCATGGTCTTCGTAATGGCGCTGGCGTGGCAGTGCATTTGTCTAACTTGCGTCCGCGAGGTGAACAGAATGGCAAAGGACTCACTGCTTCAGGACCCTGCTCTTTTGGTAAAATCTATTCAACGCTCAATGAGATTCTTCGTCGCGGTGGCAAGTTTAAGAATGGGGCTGTAGTGCTTCATCTTGACTACGACCATCCCGATGCTATGGAATTTATTTCCATGACACGACAAGAGCTTCAATGGGCGAAGCGAGCAATCAACGTAGACGAACACTTCTTTGAGCACACCACCTCTGAGTTTAGAACTAAACTAATCCAAGCGATCTCCAATGGGGACGTGTGGCTTGTCAAAAAGAAGTATGATCGTTTTGGGAGTAGAGTTTTCTTCCAAGTTTGCCTTGAGGTGGCTATGCCGTCTCGGGGAACCTGCCTCCTTGAACATATTAACGCAGGTGCATGTGGCATTGATGATTTAGAGAAGGCGTTTACTGCTGGCATGAAAGAGGTTTGCGAGCTTCATGCTCGTACTGGAGTGGGTCGCACCAGTGAATATCTCCCGCCTGAAGAGGACAGACAGGTGGGCCTAGGTATTCTTGGCCTTGCCAACTTCCTTTCCATTCATGGCATTTCTTACGAAGATTTTGGTAACGCCCTAGAGAGCTACACGCTTGGCACGGAGCAATGGGATTATTGGTATGAGACAAAGGCTGGCGATGCCGTAAGCGCCTTTGACAATGCAATTGAATCTGCTGCAGAGGTGGCACGCTCGTACAATATGGAACGCGCCTTTGCCATTGCTCCCACCGCCTCTTGCTCCTACCGCTACCTCGACTCTCGCGGCTTTACCACCGCCCCTGAAATTGCTCCTCCTATTGCCCGTGTCGTTGATCGTGACAGCGAAACGATGGGTGTAGAGCGTTTTTACTACGGTGAAGTGGAGATTGCCGAGGAAGTGGGCTGGGAAGCCTTCCGCAAAGTGGCAGATGGCATCATGCGACTCATGGAGCGCACTGGCCTCCTGCACGGCTACTCCCTTAACTGGTGGTCTGACATGGTGGTTTGCGACGAAGACTTCCTGAAGGAATGGCTGGAAAGTCCGCAAACCTCTCTCTACTACGCCTTGCAAGTGCAAAGTGGCACTCAAGCCAAGGATGATGTTGGAGTAGACTTGGAAGAGAGTCTGACCGAGTTCTTTAGCTTGGACAGTGAAGAGGAGCAAGCATCTTGCTCGATTGACGGAGGTTTCTGCGCGAGTTGCGCAGAATGATCTTCAACCACCTTCTCAATGACCATGGGGCCGAAGTGTCGGCCCTTTGTTTTCTGTCTTTTCTTTTCCTCGCATTGATTAACGATGGCCGTTCTTGACTACTTCTCTGCCGTTGCCCGCAAGCGCCCCTGGCAGGCCGTGCCCGTTACCAAAGGCAATCTTGTACCTGGCTCTGAAGAAACCATCTTCCGTGCCCTTGCAATCCGCCACCTAGAGCTTCCCGTGAAGGACATGCTCTTGGAAGGACTCAACCGCGATCTGCCGAGCACGCCTGGCCTTATTGAAAGCATTGAGAGCAACATTCTCGACGAGGAGCGCCATGACATTGCGTTGAATTACGTGGCCGCTGCACATGGCGTGGACGAGAAAGCTGAAGCAGAGGCGATGAAGATTCGTCAAGCATGGATTGATCATCCTGCCCACCCCATTGCCAAGGTGGCTGTTCTTGAGCGGAGCTTGTTCTTCACGATCCTGCCGTTCTTTCGTTTCAATGGTGACAAAGGGCTGCGAACTGTTGCGTCCGACATTTCAAGAGATGAGATTTGTCACGCTTTCTGTCATACGGAAATCTGCAAAGAAGCAGGAGAAAAGTATGGCGAAAGCCTGAACAAGCTCCGCAAGATGACTGCATTGTGGATTTACGACAAGCTAGGCAAGTCGTCCAACAAATACTTGGACAAAGACTTCTGGCTTCGTCAAAGCGATAGCCTATTCTTCCATGGAAAAGCGCCTGAATTGAATGAGACGAAAGCAAGCGTAATGCCAAGTTTCTTTGAAACGAATGCGCTAAATTTGCCTGCCTACGGTAGGTGAATAGGCCGCGCCCTACTTTGCAGGGCTTCCAGCCCAGTGCGAACCAATTGGATAAGGCGGCTCCAGCACCTCTCCCTAGGACGCTAGTGGAAGTACTGACAGCGATGGGGGTTCAAGTCCCTCCTGGGCTTTGTGCTATAGTTTCAAGCGACAGATGCGACGGGCTTGCCTGCCGGTACTGTCGCAAGCCCCTGCTCTAGCAG